GTGTTTGTGCCCCCCTTTCATGTGACGGATACCACCCCCATTTTCATCAAATAGTGTCACGTATCACATCATATTGCTTGACAACGTAAGTCACCTGTGGTAGGTCGGCGGTAGGGCATATTAATAGGCAGGCCCTTTGTCAGTACAATGGGTCTGCCTATGTTAGGACATTTGTTTGTGTGGTGTGGTTCACGTGCGGATAACTTGACTGGTGGAGAACTAGGGCGCATTATTAATACATGAACGGAGCGGGGGATGGCCCGCCGGGAATGGAAGGAACTGAGATGTTGGAAGATCTTTTTAGAGAGATTGCGATCGAAGCGATCGCTCCGAGAAAATCACTATTTTTCCAAACTAGTGAATTCAAAACGATAAGAGCGACACCATTGACTGAAACTTCCACAAAATGGGAGTTGCAATATTACGCACACAAAAAGTCATTTATTTCTAATGAGGGCCTTGATGAAATTGGATACATTTTGGTAACAATGTGCGATTTCTTCAATCAAGATTGGGTGCGCTGAAATGAATTACACCAGAAATCACACTGTCTGTAAGAGCATGAAACTGAGAATGGTTATCGGCGGTTGGACTGATTACTACGTGAATCACTCTAATAATTGGGCTGCCTTCAATGTTCACGGTGAGCGTGTTAAGGTACATGACAATAACCCTGATAGCGACACCATTACTTTCCAATGGGGCTTTAATACATTGCGTACCACTGTTGGCGGAGTCGTTAAGGCAATGACAATGATTGATAAATGGCTTGAGATTGGATGAACAATGTGGGAAAACATTAACGGGGAATACATTTGGATTGACAAGGAAATGGGCTGGCAGGAAAATGAGCGACAGAATTCTGTTGACATTCACTCGACTTGTGCTTGTGGTGATGTGCGGCGTCATGGTGATCGGCTTACTGCGAGTGGGGTTGCTCTCGGTGTCGCTGGGGGTATGATTGGTGCTAAGGCGGCGTCTAGGGTTGGAGGTTGGTTGCTGTGGATTGTGGCGATTATTTTGTTCGCGACGATCGCGTTGTGAGGTTTCCTCAGCACTTTAGGGCTCGCTTTTATGACCAGGGGCTTCAATATACTAAACATCTTGTGGTTTCGTATCCAACAGATTGTGCGAATATGCGAATTTATTGTGTTCAGAAAACACAAGAAAAGGTTACTGTGTGGGTCGACAAAGATGTGATTGTTGCTCGAAACGAGTCACCGTCAAGGAACTTGATTGTTAGGCACACATTAGATACACCAATCATGGACGTTGTTCGCGATGTGTTGACTTTTCGGCATAGGCTTGTAACTCTTGATGTGGAACCTGAAAGGCTTGAGTTAACACTCTTTTAGATTCCCGGCTGGGCGGGTAATACCAGAACCGAAATGAAATGAAATTCAGCCTAAGAAAGGAAATTATCATGGCTGTTATTTACTCTTCTCTCTCTGATGACTTTGCTGGCAAGAAGACTTTCTTCACCGCACAGAATTCGGCCATTTCGTTTAAGGAACTGCGTGGCAAGAAGATTGAAATCAAGGATATCGTTATCACCGAGGATGCCGTGGTCGACAAGGATAGTGGTGAGACTGAGAAGCGTCGAGCCGTTACGGTGATTGACAAGGACGGAAAGGCTTATGGCACTTCGTCTCAGACGGTTGTGGCGCAGATTCAGCGGCTTGTGGATATTCTGGGCGACGTTAAGTTGTGGCCGGAGCCGGTGGCTGTGGAGATCGGTAGCGCTAAGTCTGGTCGGGGTCGTGAGTACACGACCGTGACGCTGGCCTGACGGGCGCTGTAGGATACTAGTTGCCCCCTGCCCCTTAGGGGGCAGGGGGTGATTGGTTTGGTTAAGTCACATTGGCGTAAGCATTATCGGTCTTTTAAGCGTGGCGCTAAGCGCGTTGGTAACACTGCGAGTGAGATTAGATCGTTTGTTGGCAATCTTGATTTTAATCCTTTGCCGGATACCTTGTCTGAGGAACAGGGCAGTGCCAAGGTCAAGTCGGCTAAGGCGAGCACTAGGGAACAGCGGCGTTCCGACCTGGATAGGGCGCGAGAGTTGCTTCAAGGTGAACGTGATCGCGCTATTCGCAAGATGTATAAGATGGCCACTAGTGACGATGGTGCGGATATTCGCGGCACGAAGTATGACCCTTTGGGTAAGTCTGCTATTGGGAAGGTGACGTTGAAGAATGCGGCGAGGGAACTTGAGCGCCTTAGTGAGTTTAATAATTCTGATAGTGTTTGGTATTATAGTGACCGTAAAGGTAATCCCATTTCTGCTAGAGACGTTCGCCGTTATCGTGATGCTGTGCGTCGCTATAACGCAGATATAGATGAATATGAGAAATCAGTTGGCGGAACAAGACTCCCCTATATGGGAGATGCTACTGTAGGAGATTGGATTAGGGATTTTCGCCCGAAGAAGACTTACTTGTCTGGCGGTTCGCATTATGCGCTTGAGCGGATGAATCCCGATAAGCGTACTGTAAATTTTGAGTCTGACGTGGCGATGCGAGAAAAGACAAATCAGGTTCTAGAATCACTTACCCGCAAGGGAAAACAGAATAGGTTGACTCAAGCAAAGCGTCAAATTGCGTCAATGCTTGATACTATCGGAGACCCTGAATTGTATGATATTCTTACCGACATTCCCGATGATGTGTTGTGGTTAATGTGGACTGTTAATTCTGATTTTGCTAACAATCTTTCTTTGCAGTATGAAGCGGCTAAAGAAGGATATTTTGATCGTAGACGCGCAGGAGATGATTTATATTACGAAGATGTTGAAGACTCTAATAGTGAGATAAAGTCTCTGCTAAACGAGATTAAGACAATCAACATTAAACCGGAGGATGATTTTAGTGGTTCGCCAATCAACAAGCGTAGGTCCAGGAAGGGCCGGCGCTAGGCGTAGCCATAAGAAAGTTCCTTCGTTTTGCGCTGATTTTGAGACGACGACGGTTGAGGATGATTGCCGGGTATGGTCTTGGGGCATTATCCAGGTGGGTAAACTTCAGAACTATGTTGACGGCATTTCGCTTGACGGATTTATGTCTCATATTTCTGAACGGGCTGCACACATTTATTTCCACAACCTTGCGTTTGATGGTACATTTATTTTAGATTGGCTATTGAAGCACGACTATAAATGGGTTAAGGAAAATCCGGGGGTTAAAGAATTTACTTCCTTGATTTCTCGGATGGGCAAGTACTATTCAATTACTGTTGTATTTGAAACAGGATATCGCGTTGAATTTAGAGATTCATTCAAGAAATTGCCAATGTCGGTCGAAGCAATCGCTAAAGCATTTAATTTGCATGACCAGAAATTGGAGATTGATTATGAAAAGCATAGGCCAATAGGATACATTCCAACAGAGCAAGAAAAGCGATATCAGCGAAATGACGTAGCGATTGTCGCTCAAGCGCTTGAGGTTCAGTTTGAAGAGAAGATGACTAAGTTGACGGCGGGTAGTGATTCGCTGGCAACATATAAGAAGATGACCGGGAAACTATTTATCAGGCGCTTCCCGATTCTTTCACCTGAAATAGACACTGAAATTCGGAAAGCATATCGCGGCGGTTTTACATATGCTGACCCACGCTATTCGAAGCGACTGAATGGTAAGGGTAGTGTGTATGACGTCAATTCGCTTTATTCTTCAGTAATGCGAACAGCATTGCTCCCTTACGGCGACCCAATTTATTCCGACGGAGCACCTAGAACTAATCGCCCCCTATATATTGCATCAATTACGTTTACTGCGAAGTTAAAGCCGAATCACATTCCCTGCATACAGATTAAAAAGAATCTTTCATTTAACCCTACACAATATCTTGAAGAAGTAAAAGAACCTACAACTGTTGTGGCAACAAACATTGATATAGAATTATGGAAAAAGCATTACGATTTTAAAATTTATTCCTGGAATGGCACATTTGAGTTTCGTGGTTCACATGGTTTCTTTGATACATATGTAGACCATTTTATGGAAATTAAAAAGAATAGTAGTGGTGGATTAAGGCAAATTGCTAAACTACACTTAAACAGTTTGTATGGAAAGTTTGCAACTAATCCCGACATTACTGGAAAACATCCCGCCCTGAAAGATAATCGCGTATCGCTGGTAATGAATGAACCTGAAATGAGGGACCCTGTTTATACTCCAATGGGTGTATTCATCACAGCATACGCCCGAAAGAAAACGATTAGCGCAGCACAAGACAACTACGAGACATTCGCATATGCAGATACCGATTCTTTGCATCTAATTGGACCAACTAGTCCCCCAGATTCGTTGTGGGTTGATCCGGTAGAACTGGGGGCCTGGAAGCATGAGAGTTCTTTCACAAAGTCTGTCTATATTCGTGCAAAGCAATATGCTGAGGAGATTGATGGTAAACTTGACGTACACATTGCGGGCATGCCCCGCAACGTCGCAGCCACATTGACTTTAGATGATATGTTGCGCGGCGGCACTTGGAATGGTAAACTGATTCCTGTAAGGGTTCCGGGGGGAACAGTCCTCCGAGACACAACATTCACATTGAAGATTGATTAAGGTTGGTAATCATGGCACGTCCTGTTTCTACTCACAGCACTGTTAAGTTCCGTCTCCCTAAGTCCGTTCAGGCGGACCTGACTGAGGCTCACTGGCTCCTGCGCAAGGATGAGTCGGATATCGTTGCTGAGGCCATTGTTGAGTATCTGGCGAAGAATGCTCCCAAGTCCGGTAAGTAATTTCTGACTAATTGCTAGGAAGCAACCTAATGAACTGGGCCTGGCTTAGTTGGGTAGCACCCCTCAGGATTGCTTTCGGATGATTGGGTATTTATGGTAGGCTAGGAACGTAGGTTCCTAGCCTACCGTTTTAGGAGGAATTATGGCACTATCTGATGCTGATAAGAATGCGCTTAAGGGGCTAAACCCTGACGGCTCCCCGATGAATGAGGAACAGCGTAAGGCGAATAAGGCGAAGGTTGACGCCAAGAACGCCGAATCCATTAAGCAAGACAAGGCTGAGCACGGTGGGCGATCTCTGACTGATCGCCGCGTTGAAGGCGATCCTCAGCAATCCATGGATGATGCTCAGACTCGAAATAAGGCGGCCCAGAACCTCACGCCGCAGCAACGCGAGGAATCGGGGATGTCTGGTAATGACGTCTTTGATCCTGGCGATAGTGATGGTGACAAGAAAGCCGTCTCTCCGAGCAATGGGAACATGCTTGAAGGGGCCCCTAAGGACCCTGCTGACGTTGACCACTTCAAGGATACTAAGGCGGCCTGGAAGCATCTCACGGACGTGTTCGGGGAAAAGGTTTCTGCATTGCAGGCGGAACTTGAGAACCGTCTTGGCGAGCAACTAACCCCCACGGATAGGGAGACAGGTAACCCGTTTGCTGGGGACGATGTTCCTGCATCTAAGGAAATGACCTTGGATGACGTGAAACAGGCGGCCGAGAGCACGAAGGACGACGCCAAGGCGGTGCTCAAGGGCGTTGGTGACGTTGGCGGCGCTGCGGTCGAGTTGGGCGGCACTGCTGCCAAGGACGCTGGGAATGCTATAGTTGATGGTATGGGCATTGACCGAAAGGCGGCCGCAAGTACTGGAAGAACTCTCGCCGGTCTTTCAGGTTTATTTTCTAGTAGCGATTCGGGGAACGATAAGGTTCCCGATTCTAACTGGAAACCTAAGTCAATTAGTGAACTTTTTAAGGGGAATTGATTATGCCACAGTTGCGCGACGACACTAATAACATTGATATTCTTAACGCTATTCGTAGCGATGCGCGTTACGATTATCAGAATATGGTTCCCGAGGCCACCAAGGCCAACATTCAGGAAACCATTGCGGGAATCATGTCCGACAACATTACTCGTAACGAGTTTATGTCATCGCTGATTAACCGCATTGGTTCTACGATTGTGCGTGACATTACATGGAATAACCCGCTTGCTGTCTTCAAGCAGGGCATGATGAATTTCGGTGACACCATTGAAGAGGTTCACCTTGACTTTATCAAGCCCACCATTTACGAGGAGCAGCGCGACTACCTCGAGCGCGACGTGTTTGGCCAGGCGCCACCACCGTCGAAGAGTGCTTTCCATACGATTAACCGCAAGGAAAAGTTTAAGATCACGATTAACCGTGACGTGCTTCGCCGGGCATTCCTTTCGGATAATGGTCTTTCTGAGATGATTTCTCAGATTATGGCTGTTGCTGCGTCGTCTGACCAGTGGTCTGAGTTCCTTAGCATGACAAAGTTGTTTAAGACTTTCGACGATAAGTTCGGTTTTTATCGCATGCAGATTTCTGACATGAATTCGTTTGAGCCGGATAAGGCTAAGGTTGACGCGGCGCTTAAGGCCCTGAGGGTTGCTGCAAATAAGATGCAATACCCAACTCCCGCGTTTAATTCTGCGGCGGTTCACTCGTTTGCTCGGCCTGAGGACCTGGTGCTTATTGCCACACCTGAGTTCAAGGCGAACGTCGATGTCACCTCCCTGTCCGCTGCGTTTAACCGCAGCGATGCTGAGGCGCCGTCTCACATCATCACGGTCCCTGGTGAGGCGTTGGGGATGGCTGACACGTCGGCTATTCTGACCAGCAAGCAGTTCTTCGTTATCAAGGATATTCTCCTCGAGAACCGGAGCATTTCTAATCCCGAAGGCCTTTATGACAACTACTGGCTGCATCACTGGTCGGTCATGAGCGCTTCGCCGTTTACCCCGGCTATTGCGTTTGGCACTAAGCCGAATACGATTGTGGTGACGCCTAAGGCTGAGACGAATGCTGAGATTAATGCCCTGATCATCACTAAGCCTGATGGCAATCAGTCGACGATTATGCCCCCGGCCGCGGTCCGGCAGGCCAGTATTCAGTGGAAGACGGCGCCTGCGAATAAGGGTTATGCCACTGACTGGTATCTCAAGAATGCTAAGTCTAAGGGAACGAAGATCACTAACGATGGTGTTCTTACCATCGGACCTGATGAGCCTGAGGCGTTCCTTACTCTTGGTGTGAATGTTGATACTAAGGGTGCGGACGGCAACAAGCCGCTGAATAAGGAAATCAGTATCCAGGTTAAGAAGTAATACCTGAATCATAGAACCGGGCGTCCGCTGGGCGCCCGGTTCTGCTATGCTTGGACTTGAAGGGAGACGATATGTCAGAGATTTATGCTATGCCGCCTGAGACTCGAGCAGGTCTTTCATTTGATTATTCAGTATGGTCCGCAGGCTCCGTTATCACTATGGTTAATGTTCCTTTCGACAATACGTACCGAGACATTGTTGACTGGAAATCGTATGGCCATACGCCCCATGCTTATGTTAAGTCTTTTAACAATCTGCATAAGGTTGAGATTAGTCAGATGACTTATCTTGCGCAGGGTAGGCCGATTCGCATTCCTACGCCTTTCACTAAGGCGAATCAATACAATTATGTGATGGTTGAAAACCCCGGACGTCCGGTTAACAACATTGGTTTTGAGGGTTACACGCCTAGCGTGTTTTTCTATTTCATCACCAGTATTGACTATATTGCACCGAACACCACACAGTTGACGCTGCAACTTGATGTTTGGACAACCTATTACCAGCGCATTAATTTCGGTCGCGGTTATCTCGAGCGCGGGCATATGGGAATTGCTGCAACCGATTCTTTCGACAACTATGGTAAGAATTGGTTGACACAGCCTGAGGGCTTGGATATGGGTTCCGAGCACCAGATTGTGCGAACTTATCGCCGATTGCTTGCAGATGTCACCAATTTTGACTACATAGTGGTTATTGCTTCAACAACAAATTTAGACAACGTAAATGGTTATGGAAATTCCGATGACCCTAAACTTTCTATGGCAGACGCATCTAAGGTTGAAGGTCTTCCGAACGGAACCAATATTTATGCTTGCACATTCCCTGAGTTTCGCGCAGGAATGTTTGGCCTAAGGTTTGCTCCATGGGTTGCTCAGGGCATTGGGTCAATTACAATTCTGCCAAAGGACATTATTGATCTGAACGCTGGAAGAAAGATAAAAGTGGGTGACGGACTAGAGCAAGGGAAATGGACTGAAATTAACGAAAACAGTGTGTATATTAACCGTAACTATTCGCTAACCGACGCCAGTTTTAGAAACGAATTTCTTTCTTTGCTTCCGAAGGAATATCGGGAACTAAAGAAATTTGTGACATCGCCATACTGCATTGTTGAGTTGACAACATATTCTGGCAACCCTGTTGAATTTCGACCTGAGTCTATTCGCACCGCAGGCATTAACATTAATCAGTATGCTCACGTCGCCCCACCTAATCCTTCTTTGTTTTTCACTATCCGTGACTACAATACGATTACAGAATCTGTGATTGTAGAGCGTCGCGCCGGTAAGGTGACTAATGAGTATGGCGAGGGTTGGGATATGTGTACGGGTTACACTTCCCTACCAACTTTCTCTGCCGTCAACAATGCTTCACTTAACGCCCTGGCTTCCTCAGCACATACTGCGGCGGCCCAGGTGAATAACGCGAAGTGGCAGCAACAGCGGGCGCAGCGCGCCGCGACGGCGGCGCGTGACGTTGCTAATGCAGGTATTGCTGCAACTCAGGCCGGGGCTGAGAATTCTATGTGGGGTAATTCCGCTATGGCGGATTCTCAGTCGCGCTATAACAATATGCGGGCCACGGTCCAGGCTACTCAGGGTGCTATGACGGCGCTTGGTGGTGTTATGGGGCTGAATGGTTCGGCGGCCGGTGCGGGTATTGGACAGGCGGCTACGGCTGGTGTTTCTGCGATGATTAATAATTCTCAGGCACAGTCTACTGCGAATATTCAGAATCAGTTGGCTAGTGGTGCCTCACAGATTTCTCAGCAGCAGCAGAGAACTGTGCGTGACACCAACTATGAACTGGCTCAGTTTGCAGCCAATGGTGATTACGAGGCTGCTATCGCGTCGATTAATGGTCAGCGTCAGGACATGCAGGTTATTCCGCCGTCCGTCGTCGGTCAGACGTCTGGATACGTGTCTGCGATGGTCTCCAATGGCCTTGTGATTGATGCTAGAATTAGGAGTGTTTCGCCGGCCGCCATGCGTAGTATTGGCGATTTCTGGCTTAGGTATGGGTACTTGATGAATACTTGGATTAAGTTCCCGAAGACCCTTAGCCTTATGACTGAATTTACATACTGGAAAATGGCTGAGTGCTATTTAGTTGACACCACAATCCCTGAGGGATTCAAGGCCAGTGTGCGTGGAATCTTTGAAAAGGGCGTCACTGTCTGGCGTTCACCTCAGCGTATTGGTAATACAAATGTTCGCAACAATCGGATTGACAAGACGGTTAGGGTGACTCTTAGTGAGTAAAAAGGATTATGTACTTAACGGCATTTACAAGAAAATTATGGCGTCTCCCCCGTCCTCATCCGAGGCGCGACAGATGCAGTTGGAACATATGTATCGCCGCCAGTTAATGGGGAAGTGTCTTTCTAGGTTTACTTGGGAAGGTCTTCCCAATGGTATTGACCCGCGATTCATTGAAGCAACTATCTTCAATAACGGGTACTCGGTTTTCTATTTCGACAGTTTCTTCGAATTGTTTATGGCAATGCCTGCAACAATTTCCGGCCCACTAGACATTCAGGATAATCCTACGGGATATCGTGTCACCCGAAACGGCGTCTATTCTCGCGAGGTGAGCGCAAGTGAGTCTGTCTGCATTTGGGGCAATCAGGTGCGTGAACCGGAAATTGATGTAGTGCTTTCATATGCTGCACGACTCGCTCAGATTGACAGGACAATTGAAATCGACTTACTGAATGAGCGTAACCCGATGATTGTCGCATGCTCGCAGGACCAGCGTCTCACTATTCAAAATCTTATTTCCAAGATTTATGATGGTGAGCCCGTTGTGTGGGGTACCGAGAACATGAGTATGGACAATCTCGCTAATACCATTGGAGTGTTTCCGCTTAATCAGAATGCTGGTGCGGGCGCCGTTTCTTCAATCAAGCACATGGAATCCAAGTCCAAGATTTGGGGAGAAGCGCTCACAATGCTTGGAATTATGAATGTGAATTCCGAGAAGCGTGAGCGCATGGTGGTTGAGGAGGCGGCCGCCAATTCAGGTCAGGTTCTCGCTTCGCGCGAGTCGTTCATGAAGCCGCGTGAGTTGGCTTGCGAACAGATTAATGAAAAGTTTGGGCTTAACGTATCGTGCTACTGGGCTGTAGACGATAATGCGGCACCAAACCTTAATGACTATCTTGCTAATTCCAATTTGACAACCTATGGGGGTGACGATGCCAGTAACAACGATAATGCTTCGTGACGTTGTTAAGTTAACCAATGACCATATTGGTCTTGATGACTATCCGATTTTCGATGAATCGTATCGAAAGACTCTGAATGATCGAATTAAGAAGACCTATTGGCTTCAAGAGATTGCTCACGAGACAATCGACATATTCGTTTGGCGGCTAAGCCTTAAGATGGAATTGATTATGCCTCGGTATAATCGAATGTATCTGGCTGAACTGCAAAACACGGACCCGCTTGAAGGCAATCGCCACTACAGCGAGACCAGCCAGGACGGCAAGTCCCAGAACTCAGGGATTAACCACCAGACTGGTAGCGGTAGTGGCACCAACAAGTCTAAGGGGCGCACCGTAGGCTCGGACACGCCTCAGACGCGCCTTGCGGGCGATGGGGACTATGCTACGAGCATCAGCGACGCTAGCACGTCAGGCGACACCACGTCGCGTAACGAGTCGGATAGTACGTCTTCTTCGAGTAGCAACTACGTCAATAATCAGCACTCGAATTCGTGGGGGTATTCAGGCTCTAAGGCTCGTGCGATTGCGGACTATCGGGGGACTCTGCTTAATGTTGATGACCTGGTGATCGCAGAACTAAGCGATCTTTTCATGGGGCTATGGGACACGGATATGCCACACACCCCTGGCGGACTAATTAATGGATACTCTTTCGGACTAGGACTTGGAGGATATTATGGCTACTGGTGATGACATTATTGGGTCAATCGACCAAGCACTTTGGCGTGTTCAGTCACGGTCGGTGAACAACATTACTCCGTTCACTTATCGCGACGGGCTTACGTATATTGACGTGCTTGAGCGAATTCGTTCTAGCGTAATTGATGTTATTACGTTCACGAATTCGTTTGGCGAGGAACAGGATAAGATCATCGCCAAACTGAATGAGACGGTCACCAACTTCATTACTGAGGTTGAGAAGACTCACTCAGGTTGGAACAAGGAACTGGACGCCAAGAAGACCGCACTTGAGTCGCTAATCGAAGACTTCAAGCGGCGCCTTATTGACGCCGAATTCCGTGAGGTTGATGGCAACTATATTGAAGCACCACTTAAGTCGCCTGCCGGTAAGCGGGTTACGCTCACGACTAAGGCGTGGGGAGACGCGCTAAAGGCCCAGAACACTCAGTTTCAGACAGAGATTCAGGGTAAATTGGACCAACAGCGCAGGGATTTCGATAATCGTTTCCCGGCCTATTACACGAAGACTGAAACTAATGACATCTTCCTCGAGGACCCTAAACTCACTGAGGGGGTAGTCATTGGTTCGTCTAATGCCACGATTGAAGCAAGTCGTTGGACCGAGACTCTGTGTCGTGAGTTGGGACTTAACCCCAACGTGTATGCAATTGGTGGTGGTGGATTTACCTCGACGTCCGACAACAATTTCCTAACCCAGTTGGATAATGCTAAGCAGGGAATGTCTGAGGATAAGCGCCGCAGAACTAAGTACCTGTTTGTGATCGACCTACTGAATGATATTCGAGCACAGAATTCTGTTAGCGACAAGGCGTCAACCTTTTTCAGGCTTGCACGCCAGTACTTCCCTAACGCGGACATTCGTGTGCTTCCAGTCATCTTTAACGAGTCGTCACTGAATGAGTATGTTCAGATGGCGCGATCCTGTGTTTCCCGCACGTTCGAGGTCGTCAATGCAGGCAAGCCCTATGGCGCCGTCGTCTGCGAGGGCTCGCGCGGCTGGGTGCATTGGGGTGACGAGCAGGCTAAGTCCTGGGACCAGGGGCCTGACAATGTGCACATGACCGCATCGGGATATACACATATCAAGGAACTGTTTGAGGTGTGGCTCAAGGGTGGTTCGAGTTGGTTTAACCCTCCGGCGATGGCCTTGCATACGCTGTCTGATGGTACTGTGGCGAAGGACTATAACTACCTCACGTGTGAGCGTGACAGAGACTGGGTTTATATTCAGGGAACGTTCAAGATTGGAACAAATAATGTGGGGTACGATGGTCGACTAATGAGTATCCCCGGATGGGCGCGACCCTACGATGGCGTTATGTCTCCCATTATTGGAAATGACAGAACATACAAATATCTATATGTCGCTAAAACTGGAGGAATCTACGCAGGAGATATTCTCTCCGCAAACCAGACATACCAGGTGAACATGACCTACAAAATCTGGTGAGTAGACAGGAATAGCCTGCCCCGATACAATTGGGGCAGGCTATTTCTGTTGGAGGAAACTATGGCTTGGGACGCAACGGCTAAGAAGGTTGCGATTAAGGCTATTGGGCAGGTTGAGTCGTCTATGGACTATTCGGCGATCAACTACAACGATCCGATTACCGTCGGAATTGCTCAGTGGTATGGTACTCGCGCTGCGGCGATTCTTAACCGCATGCGTGGCGCTCACGCGGCCGAGTATGGGCGAGTGGATGCGGGATTTAGGTCTCGGCTCGAGTCTGTGCCTGAGTCCGATTCGTCGTGGAACACCTATTACCTGTCTCGCCCTGTAGGAGATAGTCTCAAGCCGTTGCTTAATGCTGGCAAGGATATTCAGGGTGACCAGATTGTCAAGGACCTTGAGAACTATTTCAGTGTTGCTAAACAGTATGGGATTAACCCCGACACGGATACGGACGCATTTATTCTCTGGTGCGTTGCGTATCACCAAGGACCGCGTTACGCTTTTCAGGTTGCCAATCACTACAGTGGTGGTGGTCTTAGTGAGATGTATTCTGACATCATGGCTAACGGCGTGCTTGGTCGGTATAGTAATCGGTATACTCAGGCCAAAAACATCATTGCTGGCAAAGACACCAGCGGCGTAGGCGAGGGCGGTATTAGCGCGAACACTCCGGGTAATGGTGGTAGTGTTGGGCAGAATTCTCAGTCAATAAACGTCTCTGGCGGAAAACTAATTATTACTGCCGACGATTCAGGTATCCTTACCCTGCGATCGAAATTTGGTAATTATCAAATGTATTCCCGAGGGCACAATCTTTGGGAAGTAAACCTCAAAGACATTCAAGAGAAAATCGTTGGACAAAACCCCCAGGCAAACAATGCAGGGGGCGGCGGGGGTGGTGGAACACCCGCGCCGGGTGGCTCCGGCAAGGGCGCTGCGGCGCTTGCATGGGTAATGGCCCGATTGGGTAAATTCGCCTACTGCCAGTGCCCTGGCAGGCAGGACCCTGACAATAGCGGCATCACGGACTGTAGCGGCCTCATGTACGCTGCCTACAAGAACACGTCAGGGACATTTGTGGGCACATGGACCGGGGACCAATATTTCCGTGGCGCCGAACCATTTCCTCGCCGTGGTGGGGCTATGACGGCCGCTGAACGGTCCCAGTTGCGGCCGGGAGACATGATCGTCATGGCATGGAAATCAACGGGTAGTTATTATCCTGAGACTGACCACGTTGAAATGGTTGTGGACTCGAATACCCTTGTGGGCCATGGCGGTAATCCTCACTATGGTCCGGTTACTAAATCTATTGACGTACTAGCCGGCACTCGCTGGTGGACTGTAAGGCGACACGAATGAAAAAGAAGTTTTCCTACTATAGTTTTTCTAAGGTGCTCTCATATGCGGGAGTATTTAACATGATTATGGGCGCCCGTGGTCTCGGCAAGACTTACGGTGCCAAGAAGATTGTTATCAAGAACGCAATCAATAAAGGACAGCAATTCATTTATCTTCGGCGGTACAAGACAGAACTCAAGGGGCGCAACAGTTTCTTTGCCGACATTCAGCACGAATTTCCTGATGAAGAATTCCGCGTAGAAGGACAATACGCACAGCGCAAGGTTGGGAAGAAATGGGAGACCATTGGCTATTTCATTCCACTGTCTACTGCGCAAGCGAATAAGTCGATTGCTTATCCAAACGTGTACACGATTATCTTTGATGAGTTCATCATTGATAAGGGCTCATTGCGTTATCTTCCGGATGAGGCGAAAGTCTTTATGGACTTTTACTCAACCGTAGACCGTTACCAGGACCGTGTACGGTGTCTCATGCTTTCTAATGCTGTCAGCATTATGAACCCCTATTTTATTCGATTTCATATAGAACCGAAAGAAGGAATTAGTCGTCACGCCGATGGCTTTATCGTCACCGATTTCGTGAACAGCGAGCAATTCCAGTCTGAAGTAGCACACACTCGGTTCGGTTCCTTTATCACAAACTATGCCGAGGACTATGCAGACTATTCCATCTCAAACAAATTCGCCGACAACTATGACGACTTTGTCATGAAAAAGACCGGGAAAGCCAAATACGCTTTCTCTCTCCGTTGCCCTGACGGTGAGGTCTCGGTGTGGATCGACGGTGGCACGTGGTTCGCCCAGCGCCGCCAGCCGCGCGGAGATAGGGTAAGATGGGCCTATAAGGTCACAGACCTGAGGGAGGGGGAGAGGCTACTCATGTACGGTGACAAGGTGCTCAGCATTATGCGCAGCACGTACCGCAAAGGCCGTCTTTTCTCTGACTCACCCGAGACCAGAAACATGTTCGCTGAAATCTTTGTCCGATGATACACATTAATCCCACCACGATTGACGTTGCCCTAATTCTCGGCGTCATATCTCTATTAACAATCGTTGGGCGTTTCATCTACCGGGCCACGCGCTTTATGGATCACTTATCCACAATGCTGAATGCGTGGGATGGGAAAGATGGAATGCCCAGCGTGCTGGACCGGCTTGAAGATATTGAAGAGAAACTGAAGGATGTTCAGTATCATGTCAAGCCTAATCATGGCGGCTCAAGCGTTGATGCGCAAAACCGTCAACTCAAAGAAATCATTTCCTATCTTAGGGAGAAAAACAATGGGTGAGCACGAGTCCCCCAAGCCCCCCTTCATCCCCGACGCATACCGTATGTGGATTTACACCGTATGCGTTGGTGTCCTTGTCTGCCTCGGAGTCTGGGGCGTCATCGACGGCGACAAGATTAGCGCCCTGAACTTCCTCTTCGCCGCATTCTTCGGCGTCGCAGCGTCTAACACGCCTCGAGGAAAGGCGTCCTAATGGTCACCCGCGCAAGCATTATCTCCGCAGCCCAGGAGGAAATCGGCTACAGCCGCTGGGCCGACGACGAGGCAGGTACCAAGTACGGACGCTGGTACGCACAGGTAACCGGCTCCCCATACTTCGGCGCCTCAGGCGTTCCCTACTGCGATATGTTTGTATCCTACATTCTCGCCAAGGCCGGCATTAACTGGGTCAGCGCCTACGTCCCCGGCCGCGAGAATCAGGCCCGCGAACGCGGCGTCCTCATTAACAAGTGGGACGTACGCCCCGGCGACCTAGTCACCTTCGACTGGCAGGGAGACGGAGAGTCCGACCATATCGGAATCGCTACCAGTGCACCCTACGGAACGAAGATCGACACCATTGAAGGCAATACTTCGTGGGGTTATTCTGGGTCGCAGGGTAATGGTGGCGTCGTCACCAATAAGCAGCGCGATATGGACGACGTTGTTTGGGGCATTCGTGTAGTCGACGACAACTCCGCTGTTTCTAGCGGTGGGGATATTCGAGACATTCAGCGAATACTCGGCGCCGTGCAAGACAATGTTCTCGGCGTCGACACTGAAAAGCGAATGTGCGCAGTAATCAAGGCCAGCAACTGGGGCGGACGAGAGTTCCCGTGGGGCGTCGCCTACACTCAGAGCGTCGTAGGGACCGATCCTGACGGCGTATGGGGCGACGCCAGTGAAGCCGCCCACGATCGCGTCATCGAGTCCCTACAGGCCGCACTCGGCGTCAACGTCGACGGCATATGGGGCCCCGAAACCTGGGCCGCCTGGGAGCGACTAGCCCGCACCGCAGAACGCCCATAATAAAGTTAATCCCCGGAAGGAACCAACCACTTCCGGGGATTAACTATATCCTCACTCAACTGCTGTCAAGTCTACTCCAATCGACTCGAGACAATCCAAGTAAAACTTACGACACTTATCTCTCCCGTTATGACCAAATCGCTTAATGGTGTTCTGCCCAGTCACCTTATTCGCAAACACCACTCGGTTGTCGGGCCAACCATAAACGTCAAGGCGATAATCAGCGCCGTCAATCAGAATTCGATCACACCTAACCACAATATCGTAGCCTGGCAGTTGATCAACTAGATTAAGTTTCTTGGCAAATTCTCTGAAGTGATACATTAGAGTGCTCCCATGCTTTCCATCCCGAGAAACAATAGCGTTAAATTTCGTTCAGCCAAACTATTAAAATATGTGATCGTTCCACTCTCTGTAATAAAGGGATTCCAAATTTCCATGCAATAATCGCTAATCAAACGAAATGCTGTATGACCACAATAGAGAGTGATAGCACCGCCAGGAGTATGACGCTCTCGCATTCCATGTGCTCGCAAAAGACGTTTAACCTTAGGCGTCGAAGTATGTCTAATCTGCGTCATCGCAATCACACTTCAAAGACTTAACCCATGCCGCCGCCCGCTCCGGAGTATCGTTAAGATTCGTGTGTTTAATATGCCAATTGCTGTCACCCGTGCGCTCAAGAATTGTCTGCATCATTGTCTCCGCTATCTGTATCATTGATGAAACTATTAATTGAATAAAATACTGTGTCTGTCTCGCCTATCTCACTAATAAGGCTAAATTTCAATTTCTTGTAAATCACAATCCAAGACACAAATGATTCAATAATCCTAACACTTATCACT